ATGACCACACTCGAGTGGGACAAGACCGGCGAGCGTACGTACGAGACCGGCGTTTCCCAGGGTGTTCTTTACCAAACGGACAACACCGGTGCGTACGTGGGCGGTGTGGCCTGGAACGGCCTGACCACCGTCACTGAGGAACCGTCGGGCGCCGACGCCAAGCCCCAGTACGCAGACAACATCAAGTACCTGAACTTGATCGCGACCGAGATCTTCGGTGCCACGATCGAGGCGTTCACCTACCCTGTCGAGTTCGAACAGAACGACGGAACGGCGATTCCGACGGCTGGCGTCACGGTCGGGCAGCAGCCCAGGAAGCCGTTCGGTTTCTGCTACAAGACCCTCAAGGGCAACGACACCGAGGGCAACGCGTTTGGTTACAAGCTCCACCTCGTCTGGAATGCTCAGGCGGCTCCGTCCAAGAAGGCCTATGCGACGGTCAACGACGCTCCGGCGCCGATCGCGTTCGCGTGGACCGTTTCCACGACTCCCGTCACCATCGGGACGGTTCTCGGTGTTCCCTACGCGCCGACGGCCAGCATGACGATCGACAGCACGCAGGTCGATCCCGCCAAGCTGGCCACGCTCGAGAGCTACCTGTACGGGACCGTTTCGGACGACCCGACGCTGCCGTCTCCGGCTCAGGTCATCGCCATCATGGCGTCCGCGTTGACGTCGGCTACCCCCGCGGCGCCCACGTACAACTCGAGCACGGACATCATCACGATTCCGAGCACCACGGGTGTCGAGTACTACATCGACGGCGTTCTGGTGCCCGCCGGGGCGTTCGGACCGATCACAGCAAACAAGTTGGTCAAGGCGAAGCCGGCCGTGGGCTATTCCTTCCCGGCCGAGACCCAGACCCAATGGGGCATCATCTTCGCCTAGCCGCTAGGAGCCAGGAATGCTCGAGATTGACGTCGCACTGGAGGAGTCGTACGACGAACAAACCAGTTGCATCGTCGTTACGCAATCTTTCCGCGTCAGGCTCGAGCATTCCTTGGTCTCCGCGTCAAAATGGGAGTCACTGTGGAAAGAAGCCTTTCTCGGTAAGAAAGACAAGACTCCACAACAGACTTTGTCGTACGTGAAATTCATGGTTCTGGATGATGATTTGCCTCCGGAGGTTTTCTTCAAACTCATTCAGAATCATCTAGGTCAGATCAACGATTACATCATCGATGAGATGACTGCTTCTAAGCTTCGGAATGACCCTAGTGCTTCACCGGTACAAGAGAGTATCACGACGGAGCTGATTTATTATTGGATGATCTCGTTGAGCATCCCTGTGGAATTCGAGAATTGGCATTTGAATCGTTTGATCACTCTGATTCGTGTCGTCAATCTCAAGAACACCCCGCAGAAGCAGATGACGTTGCAAGAAAGAAGGGCCCTCAACAGAAGTCGTCTAGCCGAGTACAACACGAGAGGGTAAGGGAGGTGCGATGACGAGGTTGGATTGGGATCAAAGCGGGCAACGCTATTACGAGACCGGTGTTGATCGCGGAGTTCTGTTTGTCGAAGGGGACCCTGGGGTTCCGTGGACGGGCTTGGTGAGTTTCACATCAACTCACAATGGCGGCACGTCCACGCCGAGGTATCTCGACGGAGTGAAGATCAGTAATCGTTCATCTCCCGAAGAATTCGAAGGCACCATCGAAGCGTACACTTATCCGGTGGAATTCGAACGCTGCGACGGTACATACATGGCTCAAAGCGGCCTGAGAGTCAATCAACAGCGTCGCAAGCCTTTCAACATGGTGTACCGCTCTAAGATCGGCAATGAGATTGAGGGACTGGAGCGAGCGTACAAGATTCATCTGCTCTACAACCTCACGGCGGAACCAACTGATCGTGCGTATCAGACTTTGAAGGATCAGAACGATCCTCTGACATTCAGTTGGAAAGTCACTTCTCGTGGCGAAGTTGTCGAGGGGTTTCGACCGACAGCACATTTCACAGTGGACACGAGAGATATTCCGTCAGCTCTTCTGTCGAGCTTGGAAGATTTGCTGTATGGAACGGACACGACTTCTCCGTCGATTCCGACTCCGGGAGAGCTTCTCTTCATGTTCGACTCATATTTGGACACGGTTTACGACGCGGGTTCCCCGTACACGCCGGTGTTTGCGACTTACGACGCAGGCACGACAGCAACGGCCGTTGTTTCTACGATTGATGGAGGAGGTGCTCTGTAATGGCAGACGGCACGCGGATGCAACAGCGACGTGACACCGAGGCTAACTGGGTGACGTCGAACTATGTGCTGGCAGCCGGCGAGATCGGTTTTTCGACGGACACCAACACTGTCAAGCTGGGCAATGGCTCGACGCATTGGGTGGATCTCCCGGTTCTCTTCGAGACGGAATTCCTGGCACGGCACGGCAAGGCCGATGATTCTTTTCTTCTGAATGGCGTGGACGGCAGCAACTACATCACGATCTACAATGGCGATACGGCGGCAACGGCCGACAAGTTCGTCATTCGTACAGCGACAGGTACCGCGAAGGCTGCCACAGCTGTGGCATCGGATGATCTTGTCCAGAAAGCGCAGTTGGACGCCAACGCTCTTCGCCAGGTCTCGAGAACTGTGACCGCAGCAGCAACTCTGGCGCTCACCGATCAGAGTTGCATGTTGCTCGTCAATCAAGCATCTTTGACGACCCAAGTCGTGGTGACTGTTCCCCCGAACTCCGGCACCGGTAGTGTCGCATTTCCTATCGGTGCCGTGATTGAAATCATCGCCACCGGCGCAGGCGGCGCCAAGCTCGCACCGGGTACTGGCGTCACTCTCACGGGTTCGACGCATGCTTTCCCTGGTTACGGCGGTGTTCGTCTCATCAAGACCGGCACCAACACGTGGATGGGTATTTCGCTCAACGCTTTCAAGCGTCTTCCCAAGGTCCGCGTTCTCAACGCGGGTGGAAACACGTATCCTGCTGGATCGTCTTACACCATCATTCCGTGGGGGTCGGTTGCCACGGACAGCACCACGTACAATCCTGACAATGACTGGTTCGACACGACGCATTTGGCGGCTGGTCGTCGGATTGTTATGGTCACGGACGGCGAGTACGAGATCGAATGCAACTTCATCCAGTCGAACGTCAACCAAGGGTCATTGGTCATCGCAAAGATGACTGCGGATAATTCGCAGACTGGCGCCACATGGCTGACAAACGCCTCGGCTTTCGCGAACACCAACGCGAAGGTGCGAAGCAGGTTCTCCGCAGGCGAATCTGTGGGTGCCTGGTATCAAGCCCCGTCTGGTGGTTCCACCGATTTCGCAGACGGAACGTCCAACAACCGATGCGACTTCAAGATCGCTCGACTGAGTGACTAAGGAGGCCACATGATTGGCTTCTCGTCGCAGGGCGATTTCAGCAAGACTTTGAAAGCGTTAAGTTTCATGCAAAAGATGGATATTGGTGCTCTGTGCGAGGCTCAGGCACAAAAAGGTGTTCGCGCGTTGGAAACTGCTACTCCGGAAGATACTGGACTTGCGGCTAATTCGTGGGGATATGAGATTACCCGGGCTAAGGGTTCAATCACTATCCATTGGACCAACTCGGATATTGAAAACGGTTTTCCTGTCGCGGTGATGATTCAGCACGGTCACGGCACAGGAACTGGCGGTTATATTCAAGGGCGAGATTATATCAACCCTGCTATGCGACCTGTCTTTGACCAAATCGCAGAGACTCTATGGAAGGCGGTGACCTCTGCATGAGTAACATTGACGAACGCATTGTTCGTATGACGTTCGACAACGCTGCATTCGGCAATGGTGTCAACTCAACCATGTCACAGCTTCAGGCTTTGAACAAGGCTTTGAAGTTGGATGGCGCTTCCAAGGGTCTCAGCGATGTCAGTGATGCTTTCAACAAATTCGACACATCGGCGCCTCAGGGTCAGATAGCGGCTCTGGGGTCGAAGTTTAGTGCGCTTGGCGTTGCGGCTATTGCTGCGTTGAGCACGATCGTGACCAAGGCCGTAGATACTGGCTTGGCGGTTGCGAAGGCATTGACATTCGAGCCGATCACGGCGGGCTTCGAGAACTACGAGACCCAGATCAATGCGGTTCAGACCATTCTTGCGAACACTGCGGCTGCAGGCACCAAGATTGGCGAAGTGAATGCTGTTCTCGCTGAACTGAACACGTATGCCAATCAGACGGTCTACAACTTCAGTGAGATGACCTCCAACATTGGCGCCTTCACGGCTGCTGGTGTTGGACTGAAAGATTCTGTGGCATCAATCAAGGGCATTGCGAACCTTGCGGCTCTGTCAGGATCGAATTCGCAGCAAGCCGCAACAGCGATGTATCAGTTGTCGCAGTCAATCGCTGCCGGCAAGGTGAATCTTCAGGACTGGAACTCGGTCGTTAACGCCGGTCTGGGCGGTAAGACTTTCCAGGATGCATTGGTCAACACGGCCCGAGCAGCTGGCGTCTCTATTGACTCGATCATCAAAAAGGCGGGAAGCTTCCGAAACAGCCTGCAAGATGGCTGGTTGACGTCCAAGATCTTGGTTGAGACGCTGTCGCAGTTCACGGGTGACCTGAACGATCAGCAACTTCGGTCGATGGGCTTCTCGGAGAAGCAGGCCCAAGAGATTCTGAAGACTGGTCAAATCGCAGTTGACGCTGCGACCAAGATCAAGACGCTGTCGCAGTTGACCTCTGCGTTGAAAGAAGAAGTTGCCACCGCGTGGGCAGCGATTTTCAAAACGATCTTCGGCGACATCGGGGAAGCGACAGATCTCTTCAGCAACATTCACAACGTTGCGGAAAACGCGCTGACTCAACCCATCTATGCTCTGAACACCTTGCTTCAGGGGTGGAAAGACCTGGGCGGTCGCACCGCGCTGATCGACGGCATCACCAATGCGTTTGACGCACTGGGGTCCGTCCTGACGCCGATC